GAATTTATCTACAGTTCCAGTATTATATACAGGAGAATATACCCCACAAAAAATAGAAAAGTATACAATAGGTTCATCTAAATTAGCATATACTATAGACAAAACAAAAGACCATATTAGGGAAGGATGTGTAATTAAATCTATTATAGACTCAAATCATCCTAGAATTGGAAGAAAAATTTTAAAAAGTTTAAATCCTGAATATTTATTACAAAAGAATAGAACGGAACATCATTAAGGAGAAAATAATGATACCTGAATGTATATATAGTAAAAGGTGGGGTGGAGAATTTTGGAAAAGATTGTTTTGTTGTCATGTATGGACTAGTAGAGAAAGATATAAACATGATAGATTAATGGTAGTAGAAAATCAATGTGTAGAGTGCGGTAGATATGAAATTATGCTTTTAATTTATTGGGAGAATAAAAAATGAAACAAATGAATCGATGTCCTGATTGTAACAAAAATATCTCCAAAACATCTACTCATTGTGCTTCTTGTGCTAAATTGAGTAGTCGTAATCCTAATTTTAAAAAAGGAGAAAGTTTAGAAAACTATCATTGTATAGACTGTGGAAAAGAAATAAAGTATAAGACTTGGAAATATGGTAGAAAAAGATGTCATTCTTGTGAAAATAGAACTAGAAAATATTCCAAAGCAACAAAACAAAAAATAAGTCAAATTAGAATTAAAAAAGGTTTAGCAAAAGGCAAAAACAATCCTATGTTTGGAATTCATAGATTTGGTGAAAATAGTTCTATGTTTGATAAACATCATACTAAAAAAACAAAGGAAAAAATGAGTAAAATTCGAATAAAGAAAGAATTGTCAAAAGGAAAGAATAATCCTAATTTTGGCAAACCTGCTCCTCATGGTAAAGGAGCTTATTATAAAGGAATTTGGATGAGAAGTTCATATGAAATCCTCTTCGCCCAATTTTTAGATTTATCAGGAATAAAATACCAATATGAACCTGAAAGATTTTACTTTAAAGACTGCACTTATTGTCCAGACTTTTATCTTCCTGAATTTAACTTATATATAGAAATCAAAGGCTGGTGGAGACCAAATACAAAGAAAAGATTCGATTTATTTGAAAAAAATTATCCAAATAAAAATATAAAAGTCTTAATGAAACCAGATTTACAAACTATAGGAGTATTATAAAAGGAGGAAAGAAAAATGAAACTGCTAAAATTGGAACGACTGGCAGAAGACCAGAAAACAGTGAGTTTAATTCTAAATGAAGTCAAGGAGGATTTCGATATAGTGGATAATTATGCTATAAAAGCCAAAGCAAATCTATCTCAAAACCCAGAAGCTATAAAGTCTTGGCTTAGTAAATTGGGTGGAGCTTTCTCTTCTCTTAAAATAGCGTGGGCTGTAGTAGAAACTGCTAAAACTAATACAGAATTAAGACATTATTATGGTAAAAAATTTAATTATACTAAAAATAATCCAGGAAAAAAGTTTTCTGCAACAGCAGAGAAAGAAGAAGCAAGGGCTAAAGTTTTAGAGTATAGGAGAGTTCGTAATTATATTGGAGCTTATGTAGAAACTACCGAAAAAAATATAACAATTCTTCAAAGTCTAAAGAAAAATACTCAAATAGAACATACTACACCAGGAGAGTGAAAATGGATAATTCTAATATATTTAAGGTATGGGGCACAAGAAGTCGAATTCTTTTAACTGATACTACAGAGATAGATTATCTTAAACTTAAAAAAAATACATTTTGTTCAAGCCATAATCATAACCAAAAGATTAATTTATTTTATGTTTTAAGAGGAAAAGTAATAATTGAAAGTGAATTTGGGCATATTGTGTTAACAAAAGGTCAATCTTTTGAAGTAAGACCTCCTCTTAAACATAGATTTGTTTCCCTTGAAAAATCAGAAATGATAGAAATTGCTTATGTTGAAAAAGGGAAGATAAATGATAAAGATATTAATAGAGAGAAATTAGGGGGTAAAATTATTAAAGGAAAATATCTTTCAATTCCTGAATTAAGAAAAAAAGGATATTTGGAGTTAGATAATGAAAAATTCTAAATTAAAAACAAAAAATAAGCCTATATCAATATTACAAGTGATGTATAAATGGCTACAATTATCTTTAGACCAAGCATTAACTATATTAATTTGGATTCTCACTTGGAGTGTATTAGAGCCATATGTAAAAGATATAAACACAACTACTCGCTGTTTAATTATATTACTTTTAATTATTATATTGCAAAGAGATGTAGTAAAAACTATCAGGCAAAAGAAGACGAAATAAAATAGGAGGAAAGTATGAAACATCCAAAAAGAAATATGAAATTAAGAAAACAAAAACGTAGACGTTTAGAACGACGCAAAGCGAGAAATGGTGATGGAAGATTTAGAAAATGAAAAAAATAAAAAAGACCAAAAAATTAATTAAAAAATTAAAATCTTATTGGAAGAAATTAAGAGAAATAGAAAGTCAACATTCTAGAATGATATATAGATTAGAAAAAGCAATGGAAGAAGAAACTGGTATAGATGGAATAGAATTTTTCTTTTGTGATGGCGAATATGCTGGAATTGGAAATTTAGAAAGAAGTATGGAATTAATCCATAGTAAGGAGTTAGAAAAATGAAACTTTTAAATATTTATAATCATAAAAGAACCCTTTATCTCTTTTGCAGAAATGACAAAGGAGAACAAGAAATAATAGAAAAAAAAGATTTTTTTCCTTACTATTACGAGCCTTGTAAAGAAGGCAAATCTGTCTCTTATAATGGAACTCCTTTAAAGAAAATATTTGTCTCCGAACCAAGAGATGTTCCGAAAAATAGAACAGATGGAGCATTTGAAGCCGACATATTATTTACGAAAAGATATATGATAGATAAAATAGACCAATTAGAGAAATGTCCTATCAAGTATGCATTTATTGATATTGAAACTTTAGCCGATGAATTGCCTGATGTGCAAGAAGCAAAATATCCAATAAGTTGTATCTCGGTCTACAATTCTTTGTATAAAATCATACAAACTTTTTATCTTAAAGATTATGAATCTGAATATAAAATGATGGATGCTTTTATTAATTATTTACAAAAAGAAAAATTTGATTTATTATTAGGTTGGAATTTCACACGATTTGATTTTCCATATATATGTAATCGTTTTCCTGACTTCGCAGAAAAAATTAGCCCAATAGGTCAAACTCGTTATGGAGATGGAGAAATTTATTATCCAGCAGGGGTAAGTATAGTTGATTATTTAGCTTGGTTTAAAAAAATTACATTAAATAGAGAGAACGAATATTCTTTAGATTACATTGCTCAAAAACATTTAAAACAAGCTCCAAAAGCTAAAGTTGACTTTGGCAAATTATCTCCAGAACTAAAAATTCATAATATAGAAGACGTAAGAAAATTAGCACAACTTGAAGAAAAATTTAAACTTATTCCTTATTTTGATGAAGTAAGAAGATTAGCAAAGGTTGAATGGGAAGATATGATATGGAATTCTCGCACAATTGATATGTTACTTTTACAGGAAGCGAAAAATCAAAATGTAGTTCTTCCTATGAAACCAGATGAAAAAAGAGGTTCTTTATCTGAGAAAGAAGAATTCACAGGGGCTTATAGGAAAGTATATGAAACAGGGGCGAAATTTAACTGTGGGAAGTGGGATTTAGGATGCTATTCAGAAGATACTGAAATATTAACTGAAGATGGATGGACAACTTATGATAAATTATATGGAAATATTAAATTGGCGACTTTAAATATAAATATAAATAAAATAGAATTTCAACCAATGTTGAATTTAAATATTCAAAAAGTTAAAGATATAGATATGATAAATATTAAAGGACAACATACTGACCAATTATTAACCTGGAATCATAAGGTATTATTTAAACAAACAAAAGAAAAATATAGAAATCATGAAAATGACCCAAATAGCTGGCATATTCAATTTGCTAAAGATGTTCCTATACATCATTCTATCTTTCCTTTAAGTGCAGAAATAAAAGATAAGGCAGATTATCCTATTTCAGATGAACTATTACAAGTCCATGCATGGATAATTACAGAAGGATGCAATTCAAAAAGGAAAAGCAATTGGAATAATAGTTATGTTATTAGCCAAAGTGAAAACGTAAATTTAAAATATTGTGAAGAAATAGATGAATTATTTAAAATTCTTAAATGGGACATTTATAAAGGTAGGAGAAAAGGAATTAGAAAACATGAAAGAAGTTGGTATATAAATGTGAAATATTCAAAATACATAGAATTGGAAAAAAATTATAAAATTATCCCATTATGGATGCTTAAAAAATTATCTTTAAGACAATTAAAAATATTATATGAAGAACTTATGAAAGGGGATGGAGATAAAAAAAGAGCTTGTTATTATGCTATTGATAAATTAGCAAGGGATAGGTTTCAATATTTATGTTGTTTAATAGGGAGAGCTTCTTATAGTAACAATAGAAAAGAAGTATATTGTAAATCTTTAAATTATACTTCTGTTCAAACATCAAAACAAGGAAAGAAAAAAATAAAATATTCTGGTATTGTATGGTGTCCAACTGTAACTAATGGATTTGTAATAATGAGAAGAAAAGGAAAGGCTTTTATTTCAGGAAATTCTGCTTATCCTCAAGCTATTATTGATTTCTGTTTAGACCCTGCTAATATATGCACAGTTCCATTAGATTCTCCTGTAAAAGAAGGAGATTTAAGAATAGAAGAAACCGTATTTAGACAAAACCCAAATGCTTTATTACCTACTGTTGCTAAGAAATTAATGGCTTTAAAAACTGATATTAAGAAAAAATTATCGGTATTAAAAGGTGGCACTTCAGAATACAAAGATATAAAAATGAAATATGAAGCAATTAAAAGTATAGTAAATTCAGCCTATGGGGTATTTGGCAATAGATTTTTTAGACTTTATGATAAAAGAGTAGCATCAGCTACTACTTTTTTAGTAAGGTCATTATTACATTATGTAAAAGAAAAACTTGAATTACAAGGACACAAAATTTTATATGTAGATACAGATGGTATTATAACTGATAGTAAAGAAGACTTAACAAGTTTAGCAAATAATTTAATAAAACAATGGGCTAAAGAAACTTTTAATAAAGAAGAAGTAAATACTGAATTTGTATTTGAAGGTATTTATGAAAAAATTCTTATATTAACAATGTGTAGATATGTTGGTTATTTACGTAAGACTAATGGTGAATTAGAAGAGGAAATAAAAGGCGTAGAAGCGAAAAGAAAAGACTCAACCCGATATATGAAGAAGTTTCAAAAAGAATTTATAAGCAAAATATTAAACAAAGAAGACAAAATAATAATCTTTGCCTGGATTAAAGAACAAATTGCTAAATTTAAACAAAATTCATTAGAAGATATTGCTTTTCCTTGCAGACTTTCTAAGAAAATAGAAGATTATAAAAATATTCCTATTTTTGTTAGAGCTTCTCAATATGCTAATGAAGTAGTTCCTGAATTTGGAAAGAAGATAGGGGATTTATTCTATTATATTTATGTCAAGTCTGATGAGTATGAAGAAAAAGCAAAAACGATTCGATATTTAGATGGTAGAAAACTTACTCCATCTCACTTAAAATCTGCATGGAAAGAATATTTTAAAGAAGATATATTAGTTAAAGATATGGATAAAAAGAAGAAGGAAGAGTTAATCGAGCATTTGATTATATCTGGAAAAATTGAGAATAAAACTGAACTTGTAAAAGGTAAAAATAAAAATGTAATGGCATTAAATTCGGAACATAAAAACCATGTTAAGAATGTTGATTGGGAAATGATGTTAAATAGAAATATTTATATGAAGCTATCCACTATATTTGAAGCAATGGGATGGGCTGTTAAGGAAATATTATAATGAAAAGATGTAAATGTAAAAATCCTAAGCCAAAAATAATTGGCAATTGTGAAATATGCGAAAAATGTAAAGGTATAATTTATAAAGTAAGAAAATTATTTCATAAAAGAACCCGAATAAAACATAGTAAGAAAAAATATAATAGAAATAGAACTAAAAATAAATTGGAGGAATAAAATGAATATGTATATTTTAAGTGCAGGGATAGCTATGGTTTCCTTATTTATATCAGGATTTTGTTTTGGATTTTTGGTAGGGAGAAGAGATAAAACAAATGAAATTATAAAATATTTAGATGAGAACGGTAAGAAGAAAAAACCCGAAGGTATGCATTATGGTAAAAATCTATAAGGAAAGGAGGATAAGTTTATGATAAAATCTAAAGACCTGAATAAAGAGATTAAGATTCTTGATGATACAGCGAAGGCTGTTGATGGAGATAATGTTCAAGTTATGTTGTTGAGAGCTCTTGTTAAGGGTGTAGGACTGGTTTTGAAGGTAATACGTGATATGAAAACAAACCAGGTCACAGCTCTTACCAAAGCGTATGGTAAAGAAGTTCTAGTTAAACAAGAACGTCGTGAAGAAAGAAAAGAAGAGGACAAATAAGACAATAAACGTCTATTAGGGGAGTGCATTATTTTATATTATCACTCTCCTAATACCCTATCTTCTTTAATTACAAGGACTTATAATAAATAATATAATAATAAAAATCCACCCTACACTTGACACTACACCATATATTGTGCTATAATATAAGTAGAGATACAAGAAGAGAAAGAAAAAATGAAAAAGAAGAAATATCAAAAAATGTATAAACAAGATAAGATTGAAGAACTTAAAATGATACGTGGAATTCAAAAGGGGAAGATTATAGAGTTGTTAGAGAAAGCTATTAGAAGGATTAAAAAGTTAAAATGAAGAATAAAAGCAATAAAAAAATAGGCAATGACTTTGAAACAAAGGTGCAAAAAACAATTAACAGTGGAGCGTTGCGATTTGATAAAGGAGATTTAAAAACAGATGATTATCTTATCGAATGTAAGTATACAGAGAAAAAAGGATTTAGAATTACTACTAAGATATTACAAAAATTATGGGAACAAGCATATGATTCAAATAAAACCCCTAAAATGATAATAGGTATAAAAGATGAAGATAATGATTGGATATTAACCGTTAATGTTAATAAAAAAAGGAGATGAATAAAATGAAAAAGAAAGATAAGATTAACGAAAAAGTATTTATAGAATTGTATAATCTGGGTAAAAGTGATTTTGAAATTTCTCAATTAATGGGCGTAGGAGAAAGAACGATTTCTCGTTATGGTCAAAGATTACGAACAAAAAATAAAATTAAACCCAGAAAAGAATTACAAACCAAAGATAAACTTAATTTAGATAAACTTGAAAATGTTGATGTAGAAAAAAGCAAAAAGATTGCACAAGAAAATTGGAAAATTCCAAAAGGAATTAAAGCCGACAAATCTTCTGAAACTTTCAAAAAATATCTTTATGTAGCAGACCATCATGTGCCTAAACAAAACACACCTGCAAATAGAGCTATTCATAAATTAATGGAAGATATAAAATTTGATGGTTTCCGAATTGTTGGGGATTATATGGATATGTCCCCTATTTCTCACTGGAACGAGCACAAAAGAAAAACTCTTGAAACTCAACGATTAAAAGAACATTATGTAGTAGGTAATGTGCTTTTAGATGAATACGATAAAAGACTACCAAAAAAATGTGATAAAGCTTTTTTCTGGGGCAACCATGAAGATTGGTATAATCAGCTAATAGAAAAAATGCCTGTATTAGAAGGAATGTTAAATCCAACAGAAGAGCTTTATTTACAAAAAAGAGGATACAAAGTTTATGAAGAAATGAATTATATTGAAAGAATAGGTAGACTTTCTGTGACTCATGGAGTTTATGCTAATGTTCATGCAGTGAAAAAGCATATAGATGAATTTAAAACTAATGTTATGTTTTTTCATACTCATAGAATTGGGTCAAGGTCTTCGAGTTCTCCAGCTAAAGAAATAGCTCTTATAGGTTATAATGTAGGATGTTTATGCGATACAAATCCTGATTATCTTAGGAACAAGCCTAATAAATGGAGTCATGGATTTGCTATTGTTTATTATTTACCAAATGGTAATTTCTTTGTTCAGAATATAAGAATCATTAAAGGACGTTTTATCTTTAATGAAAAGCTTTATGACGGAAATGTATAAAACAGTAAAAGGAGGAAAGAAATGAATAAGACCCCACGAAGATATGAGAAGGCTGACGCTCATACAATAAGGATAATCGTAGAAAAAGAGGATAATATTCCAATTGCTCAATTAATAGAAACAAGACTAAAATTAATAGCTGATAACGGTAGAGCTCTTAAGGTAATAGCAAATATAGATGAAATGCTTGCGAAAGCAAAGGAATTGGGTATAGTTCCTGCACCAGATAAAAAGATTATACCTATTCCTAAAGAAGACCCAAACAAGCCAAAAAACCCAAGAGAACCCAGAAAGTAAATAATAATGTTTAAAGTTATAAGGCAATTAATTAAATTAAGAACCTGTTATTTTTGTTCTAAGATAGGATGGCATAAAGAGAGAATGAGAATAGTAGAAAGTCCAAAAGACTATATAACTACTGGGATTTTAGTTCCTGTTTGTAAAAAATGTTATTCAAATTATTCAGAAGAGGGTTATAAATAAAATGACTAATGAACAGATATTAAAGAAATCTATTGAGAAGGCTGTTAAGGGTGGTTATAAAAGGCTAAAGGGCATAGAGCTTGACCCACATATACAAAATTGGGATGTAATTGTAGGTTGTATATTTAATAAAATCATCTTCTCCCACGACTTTGCTAAGGCATATTGGGGTGAGAAAAAACTTTGTTATGATAGATTTAGAATAATTCTTGCTTGGCAATACCATCAACATAAAATGTTAGATGAATTACAAGCAGGAAGAAGTCCTATTAAATATTTGGAGAAATTTTTATGATAGCTACTATAATAAAAATAAAAAAATCCAAAAGTCGCTATGGTGGATATTTCTATTATGCCTTCTTCAAAGATGACAAAGGTAAATCTTTTTACACATGTCTCTACCCGAAAATGCGGAATTGGGCGAGATGGAATAAAATCCTTAAAGTTGGAGTAACTCTTGCTGGATTACATACAGTAAAAGGTAAGAATAACCTCATTGATGCGGATAGTCGCTTCACGAAAGTA